TGGTCATAACGAGCTACACTGGAACTGTAGTAGTCGGGAATACCGGCCCGTGGGTTCGAATCCCACTCACTCCGCCACCCTAGCGGTTTTTGAGGATTTTCAAAAACTGCTATTTTTATATAAAATTAGGGAATTGGGTAGAACTGGTCCAAAACTGGTCCAAATTTAACGAATGAAATAGTATAAAACAGAAATAAAGACAAGGGCTAACTTGTCTTTATTTTTAATAGTGGAGAATATATTTCATTTGTTTTGTCTGCTATTTCTTTTTTTCCAGTAGTATATTGATGTGTGTAGTGTAGGGTAGTATTGATATTAGAATGTCCAGAATTATCCTTTACATCTGTAAGATAAGCACCGTTAGCTAGTAGAGCACTTATATTCAGATGTCGTAAAGTATGATAGGTTATATAAGGAAATTTGAATTTTTCACCATTAGCTTCAGCTTTTCGAGTTTCTTCTTCTAAGAATCTGTCAAAGACTTTTTTGAATCGTTCAGTAATATAAGCAACTCGGAGAGGCTCGCCAGTATCTTTAACACATAAGAATTTTGAATTTATATATTTATCTCCATACAGTAATCGGTTTCGTTCTTGACGTTTTTCGTCTAGTTGTAAAATTTTTACCAGTATATCTGGCATGTATATATATCTTTTAGAAGGTTTATTTTTGTTTCGTTTTTTGAAGATTGTTTTATTACCGCAATTTACTCGTGTTGTGTTAATATAAATACGCTGATTAGTCATATCCACTTTACTTTTTAGAATTCCAGCAGCTTCACTTCGTCTTAATCCTAATAGTGCTGCGAGAAAAACAGGAACCATCATACTTGTATTTATAAATAAGTTAAGAACTTGAACTGCCTGAGCAGGTGTTAGAAATTCCTCGTCTTCATATTCCTCGTTGTCTTCATAATTATCAATATCGTCTATTATTATATCTTTCATTTTCTCATCATCTGTTTTGGGAATTGTTGTTTTAAGACAAGAGTTATTTACTAATTTTCCAACAGAGATACCATAGGTCATTGCACCAGAAATTTGGGCTTTATGATGTTCTACAGCAGAGTAAGATAGATTTTTTCTTTTCCTATTAGTTTTGGGATTTATTTCATTTTGAAGATCAGATCTTAGGTATTTATAATAATCATTAATAATGCCAATACCATCTTGACTTGAAAGTATTTTTGCAGGAATGTGGCCTAGGCAAGGCTTTATATAAGTTTCATTAATAATTTTGTAAGTTTCATAAGTATTAGGCTCACAATGTATGGCGACATGGTTCTCCATCCATTCGTCAACTAATTCGCTGAAATTCATTTCTGTTACATGAACAAAGTTATTTGTATCAATTTCAGCTTGGATCTTTGTCCTGTAGTTTTCAGCATCACTTTTTCTGGAAAAGGTTTCTAAGGGCTCTCGTTTTCTACTGCCATTTACAATTCCATAATCTATAATAACAGTATAACTATATCCTTTCTTTAGTGTATTTTTTCTAATACTAGCTTTCATAAAAAATACCTCCATTTTTCTTTAATTTACTTCCATAAACACTTGAAAAATGAAGGACACTTATATATAATATAAATGTACTCACTTCTAACCCAAGTGCGTATATCTCATAGGATAGAGTAATGTGTGGTGTTCCGCAAAAAACAACGACATTATTTCTATCCATTTTTTTATTTTCTATAATCTTTAATTTTAGTAAGATCTAAAATATTTTCATTTGCTTTTTTCTTTCCCAAATCATTTAACTGACAATAGTTATCTAGCATTTGTACAGCACTTATTCCATATCTTTCTTCAATAGAAGATGAATTCCATAATATTTTTTTTCGATTCAAAGAAGTTATAATATAATTTATTTTATCTGACATATAAGATAGCACTTTTTGTATTTCTTTTTTTTCTTCTTCTGAGTGGGGTGAAAATAAATCAAGACCATAACTGGTATTATCTAATTTACAATTTAGGTAATCTACTGCTATTACAAAAAAGTCTTGAAAAGCAAGTTGCTCCTTTTCAGTATTAAAAGCTGAAGATGGCAAAGGTTCTATAATATGATCTGGATTACTATAATAATGCAAAATGCTATTGCAAACATTATCTAATTGTGTACTTGATAGATTGCGAAGGGTTAACTTATTTTCTAATTCTTCTATTGGATATTTTACAGATACATTACCTAAGAGATAGTCAACAGATACATCAAAAATTGAAGCTAACTCAACAAGTTTTTCTCCTTCTGGTTCACTAAAACCACTTTCATAATTTGTGATAGTAGTTTTTTTTACATTTAGTTTTTTTCCTAAATCTTCTTGCGTCATTAAATTATGATTGCGTAAATATTTAATTCTTTGTCCTAGTGATATCTTAAAATCTGTTTTTCTTGGCATTAGAACCACCTCTTCTAGCAAATTATAGCACAAACTTGTTTTATTGTAAATGAAAAAAGTTCAAAAAAAATAAACTTTTTTTAAGAATAATATTGACATATTAAATTGCAAGATATAAAATCTGTTCAACAAAGATAAACAAGAGGAGGGGAAAATGGGAAAGTATAGTAAATATGTTAAAACAGAAAATTTAAGACTTGCTAGAATTTCAAGGAGATTAACATATCGAGATATGTCTACAAAGCTAGGCTTCAAAAGTGCAGCATCTTATTATAATATTGAAACAGGCAGGTCTTTACCAAATATAAAAGTAATGAATGACATTAGTGATATATTTGGAGAATCAGTAGAAAATTTTTTTAACCTGGAAGTTCAACAAAGATATACTTAGCGAAAGGAGAACAGGAATGAAAATCAAAAAAGAAAAAAGCGGAACACCACACATTATTAAGGAGGGAGAAGAATGGAAGATGTAAAGCCACGATATTACACTGTTAAACAAATCCAAAAATTAGAAAACTGTGGTAGAGATAAGGCTTACGAATTGGTAAAACAGTTACCTCATGAAGTGAGAGGTAAAGAATTTATGGTATTTTCAGAGGAATATGAAAAATATTACCAAGAAAAAAGAAAAAAAGCACTTGAAGGAAAGTGTGAAAACCTAATGACAGAACGAAAAATATACCAAATACGAAAAATCAATTAGTGAAAGGAGGCGAAAAAGATGCTTTGTGCAATTAGTTTTATGTTTATTCTTTTTATAGTAGGACAGTTGGAAGAAGGTCAAATAGCAACTTGGCAGTTCTTAATTTATGCAAGTTATGGATTACTTATGTTTTGGCACACGATGAAACCATATATTCAAGAACAAAAGAAAGGAGGGAAATAAATGGAACCAGAAGAAAAAATAGGACGCATCTGGCTTTGGCATATTGTAACACAATCCAGAACGAAGTATAACTTGAAAGTTTTGAAAGCAACAAAAAAGAACTATCCCCAAATTGCAAGCGGAAGATAGTTCAAAAGTAAAAAAATATTAAAATATGAATTCACTTTGCTTGTATTTTATCATAAACGCAAGTGGAGTGCAAGAGAGGAGTAAGAAATGGCAAAATGCCCTAAATGTAAAAATGAAATAGTTGGTTATCCAGCAATAAGTAGAAGAGACGGTAAAACCGAGATTTGTTCAGACTGCGGAATGAACGAGGCACTTGAGGATATGGAAAAAGCACTAGGATTAAAGAAGGTGTTTACAGCATGACAAGAGAACAATGGCTGGAGGAACGCAAAAAAGGAATTGGAGGCTCAGATGCAGCTACTATCTTAGGAAAAAATCCATATAAAACAAATGCAGATCTATGGGAAGAGAAAACAGGAAGAAAAGAAGCTGAAGATATTTCAGACAAGTCTTATGTTAAATATGGTACTGAAATGGAGCCTATCCTACGACAATCATTCCAGATAAAGCACCCAGAATACATGGTACTTCATGAAGAATACAAAATAATTAGACATCCCCAATATCCATTTCTATTTGCCAGTTTAGATGGAGAACTTGTGGAAATGGCGACTGGAGAAATGGGAGTCTTAGAAATAAAAACATCAAATCTTAAAAGTAATGCTCAAAAAGAAAAATGGAAAGATGGCATTCCAGATAATTATTTTTGCCAGGTATTACATTACTTAAATGTAACAGGATATTCATTTGTAAGGCTTTTCGCAGAACTTAATTATGCAGAAGATTACCAAGTAACTAAGACTTATGAAATAGCAAGAGAAAATGTAGAAGAAGACATAAAAGAACTTGA